AGCATCAACAAGGAGTCTTCCTGTCAATGGGTCAACAGTGAAAGGCGTTGGTGTTGTATTGTCTGTATTAGATACACCTAGTGCTACTGTTACGTGATTTTGGTCTCTTATTGCTTGAGTCATTTTGATTATTGTTAAGTTCCTATTAAAATCGCTCCTGTACTATCAACATAAACTGGACACAACTTTGTGGCATCAGTTGAATCTACTGCCATAAGGACATTCTCGAAGTTTTCATCTCTTATCGCCACTTGATTGGGAGTAAAACTAATTGAGTCTGTTTCATTTGTTGTAATGTAACCCAAAGAATTTATTGCAATAGGCACAAGGGTAACACCATCAGAAAATAATACCCCTAATTTTGTTGATACATAATTTTTGTCCTTAATTGCGTTTGTCATTTTATCTATGCTGTTAATTCCATTACTGTATATCTCGGACTAGTTCCAGCAATAGAAACCTCTCCTGTCCAAATAATCGATGATTCCGTAACAAAAGAACCTCCTAAACCATCATCATTCCCCGTACCACCTTTAAGGGCAAAATGAAAGACGGTTGAGCTTGCACCAGCACCAAGTCTGACAAACAAAACATTAGTTCCTAGATTTTGAATCATAAATAACGCCCTAGATGCATTCTCTACCAATGCTGTCGTTGCAGAAGCTATTGACGGAGTATTTCCATCCCCTAGTCTTGCTTGTATTCCATATAAATCTGCCATATTACTTGTTTTTTAGTCTTATAATAGTCCTCTCTAATGTACCTCTTTCATCTCGTAGTTTGCGTTTTTCTAGTGCAATTTCCTTGTTTCTAGTGTTAATAGAGTCCTGATCATTTTTTAATTGAATTTTATCTACCTTGATATTTCTTTTTATATCCTCTAGATTTTTTTCTATAATTTCTATATTTTCTTCCCACGCCTCAGTCTTCTTCTCAAAAACTTCTTGAAGTTTAAGGAAATCATCGTAAACCTCAGTAAGGAATATTACATATTCCGAAGAACTTTTTGAAAGATTGTGAATATCGTTGTAGTTTTTGTATGCATCCTCTGAAATCTTTTTACTTTCTTCAAGAATAAACTCAATTCTTGCTAGTGCTTTAGTTTCTCTCTTTGCAAGGTATTTTTCTTCATCTATTTTAAGATTAGCTAGAGTAGCTTTTACTTCTGAAACTAGAAGATTTGTCTTTGCTAGAGATTCTAATGCTTCCATTTTTTCTTTATTTACTGTTTGGATATCCATATCACTAGTGGAAGGAGTCGAACCTCCTTAATGTCCTCACACACCAGCTTTCGCTGTTATGCGAGTAATTCTTCAAGATTATCTTTACTCAATCGAGCGTTGTAAGGTATTTCACGCCTTATAAGTTCAGCTATAACATCTGCTTTATCGCTATACACTTTTACTTCTTCTAAAGTCTCCTTATTCTCTTTGGAAGAATTATCAAGTACTACTTTTTCAGATTCTGGTAACACTTTATCTACCATAGCTTTGTATTCTTCTACTTTTGCCATCATACGGTCTATATCTGACATCGGTGTTGCTTTCTCCTCGCTGTACATCTCTGTCAGGAATGATTGTTGCATTCTCTGCAAACTATCCTCATCCCAAAGTGAGACTCCAGTTGGAACTCCTGCCTTATCTTCCACAGCCTGTCCATTCATAACAACTTTAGCTAGATTTTTTGCCATCAAATTCCCAACATGAAATGGGAGTACTATACTTTCACCAGGTTTAATTGATGTTCCTGTCGTACCAAAGATAGGTCTGCCATCGTACATGGCTCCCAACGCAGGAGTGAATTCAAGGTCAGTTGCATTTTTAAATGTAACAACCTTAAAATCATTTGGATTTGAAACTATTGGATTTGCCATTTTGTTTTATTTCCTTAATCTTATAAAAGAAGCTTTGTTATTCTCCTTGCGGTAACGTACCGCGCTTTACTCTCCACTATTGAAGAGTAAAAGCGATAAACTATCTAATATTTACCATAACTGTACAACCTCCATCTATTGCCCCTGCGATTACTGCGTAACCTAGAGTTTGCTCATCGAATTCACCTTTAGCTGTTGTTCCTTTAACAACTTGCCCAGCAGTGTTATCACCTGTTACGAATGACCCACCAACTGTTAGTGCTTCTCCAGCTATAACTCGTCCAGTACCATTTGTTAGTAACCAACCAAAGTCGGCTGCTGCGAATGATGCTTGCGCTATTCCTTGTGCCATCTGTATTTTAGATGTAACTGCTGATGGAGTAACATAGCTCATACTGATATAAGTTAGGTCTGAATCCGCAACTGCCAATGCTGTTCCTAGAGCTGTCTCTGGGTAAAGTGTGAAAGTAGTTGCGTTGTTAGTCCTAATCTTAAATGTTTGTCCTACTCCTGTTCCTGCATCAACTTGTCCGATAGCATCTTCAAAAGCTCCAACTGTCAAACTGTTTGCTGCTCTTGTTGCATAAACAATTCTTCCTTGGTTATCTGTTGAAGATGAGTAAAGGTCAGATGTTGCTACTGCGTTTGGTACTGCTACTAATGATGTAGCCAGTGTTGCTTGTGCTTTTGCAAACTGCCATTCCCTTCCATCAGGTGTGCAAGCTCGTTGCCCTAATTTGAATGGAGTTGATGTTGTTGTTTGGTAAACGTCTTGAAATGTAATTGAGTTCATTTGTTTATCTAAATCTACTTATAATTCTCCTGAATATTTCGTAGTCTAGTTTTTTCAGCTGTCGGCTCTTAACCTAAAGCTATTTGAATTAGCAATTCTTAATAATAATCTAAGCTGTTGCAACTTTAATAACTGCAAAGTTGATAACCAACAATGCATTTAATGCTGTAGTGGCTGTTGTTGCGTTGAAGATAACGATACTAAATGTACCAGAACCAACTTGTGCAACAGATACTACTGGACTACCTGCACCAGCATATGTTGTTGAAACTGCGATAACATCCGTAGCTGATACTGATGTATTTGTAACCACAAACTCAACTGCTGCTTGGGCTGCTAATGTTGATGCCACTGTCGTAATCTGACCTGACATACCATTAACAGTTACCCCTGTAGTAATTGTAGTAATCTGTGTAACTGCTCCTCCTGCTCCTGTTGTATATCCAATACCTGCTGTTGCAGATGATGAAAGAATAGCTTTTTCAGTATTCAATCCATTAAATTTTACAACGGGGATATAATCTTCTATCAATATACTCATAATTTTTTGTTACCCTCTCTCGTCTAGCGAGGTAAAAGGTTTATGTTAGCTATTAACTTGTTCCGTTAAGTGTTCCTGTTAGACGTGGGTTTGTACCTACGAAGTTTCCTGCATAGATTAAGTAACCAACTTTTGTAAGCTGATCAACTGGACTCATCATCTTTCGGAATTGGAATCCTTTAGTTGATTTAACATTTCCAGGTACTCCTGATGGAGTTGCGTCTGATGTCTTCTTAAAGTTAACAGACATTATTGTGTCATCTGCGTAATTGAAACCAATAAAACCAAATCCTTTAGTATTCACAAGATGAAATCTTCCTGATGGAACTTGTTCATCTTTAGCAATTGGTGTACCTCTAAATGATAGATATACAAATCCTTGCTGAGCGCCTAGTCCTGCTGTTGAAGAAACTCCTCCCCATGCATTCATTCGTGGGTATCCTGTTGTTGAGAAGTTTGCTCGTACAGATGGTGTCAAGAGAGACTCATATGTAGACCAAATAGCCTTAGTAGTAAGAGCTAAATCTGGTGAATCTACACCGATTGTTACTGCATCATCTGCTGTTGCAAGTTTTGCTAGTGTCAATGCACCTGTAGAAGCTAGGTAGTAACCATCCCACGCTGTGTAGGTTGAACGAGCTAGTGAACCATAAGTCCCGAATAGTGTTGAGTCAGATGCACAATTTAGTAGTGAATCCCAGTCATTTCCTGTTCCGTTACCTGTGTATAGGTTTTCTCCCATAATGTTCATTAGAGACTGAGCTTGTGAATCAAACTCAGTGTCAAGAAGATTTACGATTTGCTCGTCTCCCATGTTTACTGTTGTCTCTGCGATTGCTACCACAACTGGTTTGTTAGTAGCTTTTAAATTAAATTCTGCTTGTACTCGTACATTCTCTCTGTTTGTATCAAGTTTGTCAGCAATACCCATGTTTCCACCATTTGTGGTGTCGGTATATTTGATAGCGAACTTGTATGATGTTCCTGTTGTCCATTCTTTTGGCTTCTGTAGGAATGTCATAAGACCAGGTGTACCTGTTGTAACTTGGTCGTATACTTTTGGAAGTATGTATTCTCGAGTAGTTGTTGTTACTGCTTCGTTGAAAATCATAATATTAGTGTTAATTTAGACTCCTTAAATATTCTTGTGCTGATGCAAATGCTGAGGGGTCAGGTCTTGAACCTGTGGGGCTACCTGGAGCAACAGAGACTGGGTCAACTCGCTTGGCTATATTTACTGCAGTATTCTTCTGCACTGTCTTAACTACGTTTGACATATCTCTCATGTTTTGGTGAGCCTGCTTTAGGTCTCTAAAACCATACTTGTTTGCGTGCAAAAAGAGTTTGTTTTCGTCTACTTGAGGGTCAAGTTTTTTGACCTCATCTAGTTGCGCAACTACTGCATCTTCTGATGCTTTCTGTTGTGTGAGTCGTTCAGTTTCTTTTGCTTCTATCGCATCAAGTGCTCTTTGCTCTGCTACCTTTAATATCTCCTCATAAGATTCGGGGACATAATCAGGGTCAGCGTAGGGACTTTTAGGAGCTTCTGGTAAGTCTTTATTTCTTTTTAATTCTGCTAGTTCTTGCGAACGTCTAGTAAATTCAGGAGCAAAGTTTTCTTTCCATTCTGATTGAAGCGTTTCCGCATCAACCTTTCTACCATCTGGTAATTCATAGAGGTCTTTTTCTTCTGGTTCTACTTCTACTGCAGGCACTTCCTCAGCAGGATTGTCATCTGGCTTTTCCTCGCTTGGTGTATCTAATGGAACATTTCCATTTTCCTCACTGGGTGGAACATCCATTTTTTCTTCTGGCTCCATAATAATGTTTACGACTGCCCTTTTACACACTGGGTCTATAATCGATAAAATATAGATTTGCGACTGAGTGTAAATTGCTTGGTCAAATTATTTGATAATTGAACGTGTAGGATGCGTTCCTCCCCAACTGGTTATTTTTTACTCGCGTATTCTGGTTTGTACATTTTTTTTATTTTGCTTCTTAATTCTACTACTTCTACATCATCTTCCATCATGGCACCGAGTGCTATTAGTTGTACCATTTCTTTTAATTCATTCTTTGCTTTTTTATATTTTTTTTTCTCTAATCTATTAGTTTTTAATTTAGATATATCTATGGAAACTTTACAGTCAAAAACACAATCATCGCACTCATTCTTTTCCTCAAGCCATTCTTTTATCTCTGTTTTAATTTCAATATCTGTTGCATCGATTGGAAAGACAAATGCTCTATTGAATGCCTCCTTTCCGTCATCGAAGTTTACATCAATAGTCATTGAGCCGTTGTGGTTGAATATTTGTCTTTTTTTAAGTTTGATTTTATGCATAATATTATATAGGCATTCCTTCTGGAGGAACTAATGATTGATCCCCACCAGCCACCTGATCTGGTGTCAGGTTACCTGGAGCAAACGGAAGTGGCATATCTCCCTCTGTAAGTCCTACGGCTTCCATAGGATTTTGTTGGTAAAGGACAGCATTCTTAGCAAGCTCCTTAGCATTGTCGTACTTGGCAATTTCAAGGTAATCAGCAGGAGATATAAATCCTTGCATAACATCGTTCTGTGCTTGTTCGTACTTGAACTCATCATCAACTGGGAGAGTCTTTCCTGCGATAACTGTTATCTCTGAGCCTGTTTCAAAGTCATCTTGAATAATCTCAATAACCTCTCTTGCTCCCTCCTTACCCATCCATTTAGCGTAGTGATACTCTGTGTATCGAGTCTTTGCTAGTTGCATTCCCCATGAGAACATTTCAAGTGAAACATAATCTACGACCTGCACTAATTCATTCAATCGTAGGAATGATTGCTGTATCAAGGCTAGTCTTCCTGCTTTTGTTTCTGTTCCCTCTCGCTCTCCTCTAAAAGCAGAAGTCGCCGCCATTATGTTATCTATCTCAGAACGTGAGTCAAGCATGTCATCAAATACCATACTTGGTAACGCTTGTCCTGTTTCTCTTTGTACTCCTGCAACAACGCCTTTACCCCAAATAATACCTTTAGTTTCCCAACGGATTCTTTGTGCATCTGCCTTTCCCATAACCTCAGCATCAACCTTAATAATTCCATTAGCCAAATCACAGTTTTCATCAATATCCATTTTTCTCTTATCAATATTTCTTTGGAGTTCAGCAGAGAGTGTAATCATGTCTGTACGCCCGATAGGGGTATTCTCATTATTGAAAATAGTAGCGAAGATGTATGGCTTACGAGGTCGATCAAAATAGTTGAAGTAATATGACTTGTATTGTGTCTCTGACATTACCT